GTGCAATGGTTCGAAGGTTATATGGGTGTAAGCTCTCCGTTTACGAGTAATCCTTTAACATTGGCCGCCGTAAATCACGAAGCATATATAAAAATTAAGAGCGACGACAGTCTCGAAGCGATGAATTGTCTCGAAGTATTAAAAAGTATTTGCACCCAATGGGATGCACAATTGATGCAGTCCGAAGGGAGTTGGCGATTTATTCAAAGCAATCAAAAACGGAATACCACTTTAATAACAAATTCTTATAAAACCGATGCTGTGGCACATACCACCGATTCGGCTGCCGATATAAAAGTATCAAGCTTTAATCGTACCGATGGAATTATTAATTTCTTACCCATATTAGCCAATATAAGTAGCTTATATAAATATCGGATAGGTTCTAACCCGTATCCCGATGCCTACGAAGATGGCGATACCATTCCGGGCGGTTCAGGTTTAGATTTAGAAATTACTTTAGATATAGACGAAGCTACACCACACTATTATGACGATTCGTATGTATCGGCTTACGATTTAACCATTAAAATTGGTAGTTACTATTATGGCGATTCTCAAACATGGTCGACCACCGCACAAACCTATACATTAACAGGCGGTCCGTGTGCAAATTTTAGAGAAAATAAAGAGCTTACAATGATTGCTTATAATATTCCAATAACGGGAGTAATGGATTTTAGTATCGCGCTTTCATCAACAGCCTATGTACCTGCGGCTTTTTCGTTTACCCTTAACTCCGAAGTATTTCAAATGGTATATCCCGATAATCCTGATACTGCCATCATGGAGCAAACCACCGAATTAGATAATGATACCAATACCAATGCGGGTACACATAAATCATTGTCAGAAGTATTTCAGGGCGATGGTCCCGAATTGTTTTCGGTAGGAGCAATTAAAGTATCCAATGGTACATATTGGACGAACTCTTACTTATGGAAAATACAAGCCACGGGTACGGCTCAGCAAATTGATGATTTATTATTAGAGGAAGTCATGGCCGGACAAAAATCGGCGGTAAAATGCTGGTCGGGTATTATTAATGGAGTAGGAATTTACGCACATAACGCCTTGGTAATGGATAGCGATAAATATATTTTTAGTACGGGATCATTCAATGCAAATCGCAATCAATGGACCGCCACCTGGATAAAAGCACAATATGAATAAAACTGAACCCCGAGCGGAGTCGAGGGGCAAACAGGTGGTAAAGTAAATACTAACTTAAAACAAACATAAAATGAAAACAAAAATTTTAATCATCGCAATTATAGGCTTATTCCTGGCTACGCCACAAGCCTATGCACAACGCTCGGTAAATGCCAATCGGGTAACCACCGTTTTAGATAGCTTCGATTTGAGCGATATCGCAGGAAGCGATACTACTTTTTACGTACAGATCCCTAACTATGATTTAACCCTTATCGCGGATTGGACCAGCTTAACAGGTGCCGGAACTTTAGAATATAAATTTCACGACCTAAGCGGGCAAACATCCTTATTTGAATATGATACTTCCGATCCTGTAGATATTGCACTCAGCGGCACCGATAAGGATGCCCAGGTACTCGAAAAGCCCGGATTCAAATATCTGTATTTAGTGATTACCAAAAGCACGATCACAGCCGGTACATTAACGGTAACAGCTCACCCAAATTAAAAGGAGGTTTAAGATGAAAAAGATATTATTAATATTACTATTCGCTTTTTTGTGGTCGCTGAGCGAAGTCGAAGCGCAAACCACTGAACGTAAAAATTCAATTACAACAGAACGTACAGCTCGCCAAGCGACTGATGCAAACCTCTCGGCTCGTATAGCTGCCGACAGTACAAACTTAGCCGATAAATATGATTTTAACGGGTTTTTTCAAGGCTTAAGCTGGAATAGCTCAACCGATGTATATGCTCGTTTAGGATCATTGGTAGACATAGCCACCTCACAAAGTGCAGGCAACGACTATTTGCCTATTCAAAGCGATATGCGCAGATGCTTGCTTAATGACGATGGCACGGTTAACTATTATATTGATTTAGATAATTCACTTAATAAAGATGGCACAAGCATAACAGTAACCGACACCACCGATGGAACCACCGCCTATAAATTAATTGATTCAGGCGCCGATTTTGTTACTGATGGAATAGTAGCAGGGCAATACATAAAAAATGTAACCGACACCACTTATTCAATAATAACAGCTATTGACGATTTAAACACGCTTTCGCTCGAAAGAGATATTATAATAAGCGGCGAAGTTTACGAAATTGGCACCGCAAATTTTGGGGGATCTGATGGGCAAGTGATGGTTGAAATTCCAAAATTTTATTATAAACACACTTTAGTTACAACTTTAAACAGTTGGTATATTTCAAAATACGACTTACCAGGCTTTGAGCTTCACCCTGCTTTTTGGAAGGATGGGCAAGAAGTTAATTATAGATATATAGGAGCATTCGAAGGTGGTATGTACGATGCCTCAACATCTGCCATGTGTGCAAAGGCAAGTATTCCAACTTCAATTTACACTACGGGCGATAAAATGACATCCGTTGCAGGCACCTGGGCGAAAACTTACGAAACAAGGGTAGAATATCGAACAATGTCGGCCGAACGTGGTACAGGATGGCGACAATTAGATTACTATTTACATTCAGCCATACAACTACTTTATTTGGTTGAGTATGCCGATTTTAATAGCCAAAGTATGATAGGAGCGGGTAGAACTGATTTAAGCGGTGGCGGTTGGACGGCCGATAGTTATATAGGCTTAACGGGCTTATCGGTGGCAGATGCTAATAGTAGTAATTCCGTAAGTAACGGCACAACTTTAGGTTATTTAACCGATTATATGACTTACCGAGGCATTGAAAACCTTTACGGTAATGTATGGAAAATGGCCGATGGTATTACCTGGGATGGCCGATGGACTGGCACCGAAGCCGCTCAGCCTATTTATGTAACGAATAATTCCGATTATTTTGCAGACGAAACAAGCGTAAATATGAAACATATTTGTGATGCTACTTATATAGGTGTAAGCTCAGATTATGCGGCTAACATTGAAAATGTAGTCGGCTTTATTCCTTCCACAGTAGGGGCAAGCTCAACAACAAAACTAACAGATTATTACTATCAATATTCAGAAGTGGGCCGTGATTATTGGCGGGTTTTTCGGGTCGGCGGTTATGTGGATGGCGGTGGCTCGGCTGGCGCTTTTTCGGTTGATGCGAGGTACGCTTGGTCGTATGCCAGTGCGAGGATTGGCGGTCGGCTTTGCTTTTAATTTATAACGTGTATAAATAAAAATATAATGTGGTTTTTAGTTTTTACCAGGCGGGTTTTTCTAGTCGGCAGTAATGCGAATAACAGTGGCAAAGCTGGCGCTTTTACGGTTAATGCGAATAACACTTGGTCGAATGCCAATGCGAATATTGGCAGTCAGCTATGCTTAATAAAAAATAGTTTTTTCAAAACTAAAAACCTTGCCACTTGGCAAAAAATAAAGAAATGCCTCATTCAGTTTAGTAGGTTAATTCTCGGAAAATTGGAGGTGAAATAAGCAAACATGAAAAGACACGGTTATTTATACGAAAAAGTGTACGATTTAGCAAATATCGAACTAGCGCATAAAAATGCGCGAAAAGGAAAAAAGCATTATACCGAAGTGAAAATGATTGATGAAAACCCTGAAAAATACTTTGAAAAAATTCAGGAGATGCTTAAAAATAAAACGTACAAAAATTCTGAATATAAAATAATGACAAGAACAACCGACAACGGAAAAGTCAGGGAAATATATAAACTCCCTTATTTTCCTGATCGAATTATTCATCATGCAATAATACAGGTTGTTGAGCCTATTTGGTTTAAATCATTAATTAGAGATACGTATTCAGCAATAAAAGGACGCGGCATTCACGATGGTGTTAAACGAATAAAAAAGGCATTAAAAGACACAGAAAATACAAAATACTGTCTTAAAATGGATGTAAAAAAATACTACCCATCTATTGATAATAAAATTTTACAACAAATAATTTCAAAACAAATTAAAGATAAAAATCTTTTATGGCTACTTGACGAAATTATTTTCAGTACAAAAGGAATCCCGATAGGTAATTATTTAAGTCAATATTTCGGCAATTTATATTTATCAAAGCTCGATCATAATTGTAAAGAAAAAGTTAAATATTATTTCCGCTATTGCGATGATATTGTCATTTTACATTCAAGTAAAAAATATTTGCACGAGCTAAAAAATGAAATTAGCACCTATCTAAAAGATAATTTAAAATTGAAATTAAAAGAAAATTGGCAAGTGTTCCCAGTCGAAAAACGGGGCATTGATTTTTTGGGTTATCGGTTTTTTCCTAATTATATTTTATTGCGTAAATCAATAAAACAAAAATTTATAAAATCTGTAAAGCGAATAATTAAAAGTCATCAAAAAATTAAATGGACTGAAATCATAAATAGCCTTATGAGTTATTACGGTTGGTTTAAATATGCTAATTGTAAAAATTTACAAAATAAATATTTCGATCCTGAAATTTGTTGGATTGTAAAACATACGTGTAAAGATCAAAATATTAACAATCCATTAAAAAAAGTAGCGTGAAGAAATTTTCTGATTTTTCAAAAGAAAGCGTTTTAGATGGCGATAAAATAAAGATTGATGATATAGTTAACGAAGAAATTGAACTACTAGCTTTTAACATTAAGGAAAGCAAGTACAAAGAAAAAAATTATTTGACTATTCAAATTAAACGAAACGATAAAAAATATGTGGCATTCACCGGTAGCGAAGTTTTAATAGATCAAGTAAAAAAATATGAATCTGAACTCCCTTTTAAAACCACAATTCGAAAGATAAATAAATATTACTCATTAACATAAATCGAAAATGAAATATAAACTAAGACCCTCAGACAGCAGTAAACCGCAAAAAATAGTAGACTATTTACAAGGCGGCATTTTAATTCGTTTCAACGAAACCAAAGTACAAAAAGAAGAAAACACCTCTTATCATTGTACTGAATTTTGGTTCGAATCCACCGCCACCATTCAACAAATAGAAGCCACCACCAAAGAAAATAATTTTGTATTAACCGATGAACATAAAAATTTAATCAAATGACACACCCAATCTTAATTATGTTATCAGGACTTGCAATAATTTTTATTACTGCAGTATGGAACGCCTACGTTGTTTTATGGGGCACCACTTCCCTACCCGTTTGGCGCGATCTCTTTTCGCGGATATGGCATAAAGATGGTTTAATACTCCGGGCCATGATCGGCATTGTATTGGGCTTGGTTATGTGGATAAATCATTTCAGTGTTTTATCCTGGGTGTTTTGGGGCTTAACATTCCTAAACTTCTCATGGACCATCTACGACTTAACCATTAACTACATCCGAAATTATTACCACGACAAAATGAATAGGCTCATTATCGGTATTTGGCATATCGATAATAAAGGTATTAATGCCTGGTTTATTGATCATCTTAGCGAGCTTGGTATATGGATCTTTAGAGCTGCTTTAATCTTAACCAATATAATACTTCTATTCTATGTTATCTAAACTCATACAGCTTCAACCGGGAAGGGTTTTTATTTTATCGCTATTGAGCGATATCAGTGTTAATTTTTATGGCTGGTTTAGTCAGAATAATATTAATTTCTGTATTCAAATAATCTTTGCCATCCTGGGAAGTGTATCGAGTTATTTTATTATTCAAAACTACCGCAAAAAAAATCGTTCAATCGAATTAGATAATGAACTGAAAGAAATCGAAATAGAAACCAAAAAAAATAATAGACATGAATAAAACTTATTTTACAGACACCGACGGAAATCCTTCATCAAAACGATTAGGAGCCTTTATAGTATTAATAACAGCTTTATTGATCGTTATTTTTGGAATGATAAAAGATAAGGATATTTTAGATTTAATCATGCTTTGGGGTGCAATGACAGGTACAGCTTTAGCACTTTGGGGAATGAGTAAAGCAGGCGAAAATAAAGCCAGGCAAATTGAGAAGGGGGGCGCGTGATGAAAATTGTGCTCCACTGTTCAGATTCTAGTTTCGGAAATGCTGCATTGATTACAAGGTGGCATTCACTACCAAAGCCCCAAGGCCGCGGATGGTCAAATATTGGGTATCATTACGTAATATTAAATGGTCAATTAGCTTCAAAATTATTCAATAAAAATTTTGATGGACATTTAGAAACGGGCCGCCCTTTGAACGACGATGGAATTATTTCGAGCAACGAATTAGGAGCTCATGCTCGTGGTTATAATAATTTTGTAGGTATTTGTTTGATTGGTTTATCGGGCCACTTCTCGCAAAATCAATTAAAAAAACTATTCGAATTAATTAACTTATTAAAAGAGCAGTTTAAAATTACTGAAATTGTTCAGCATTCAGACCTGGATCGCAAAAAACCTTATTGCGCCGGGATAGATCCTTTAACTATTATGGAATTAAATTGTTTAATAAAATATTAGCTATGAAAAAAATCATATTATTCATTTTTATTATACTATTAATGATATCGTGTAGTGTAAGTAAAAAAACAACTTCTAATAAAGTTGAAACAATCAAAACAGTTAAGAGCGATAATACAGTTAATGAAAGATCTTCGTTTACGGAAATGATTACCCATACTAAAAAAACAGTATCCCGACCTGATAAAGCTGCAATCAAAGCAAAAGTTAAGGTTGATAAAAAAGGGAATATCTCTTTAAGTATTATTGATTATAAAGCGGGTAAAGACATAAAACCAAGCATTCAAATTATTGATAACGAAATACTTTTTAATTCTGAAATTGATAGTGTGGCAGTTTTTGAGACAATAAAACGTAGAA